AGCGGCTTCACGCAAGGCTTTACCCCGAAAAAAAGCGTTAGCTGAATTTGTAGCCTCGTCAGCTTCTTTTACAGCGATAGTTCGTAAAACGCTAGGGTTTTGTTGAGCCAGCTTTAACTCCGCAATCTGATTATCGTAATCTATTTTAGCTTGTCCTTTAGCATCTCTTGCTAAAATTTCTAACTCTTTAATTTTATCCTGAATCCTTATTCCGGTTTCTTCTATAGACTCTACTGTGTTTCTTTTTATAGCCTCTTGTGCGGATTTGGTTTTTCTCCCTGCCTCTTGAACAGTCTTAGCTCCGTCTATTTTAGCAGATTCTGTTGTTACGGCCCTTCCTGCCATGTTTCTAGCCTGTTGTTCAGAGAGTGTTCTACCGCCGTAAGCCTTTGAAACAACAGTCCTGTAAACACCAGAAACAAATGGAAGGTCAGTAAACATTAAATTTATAAAGTATTTGCCTTCTCCTAACTGCTGTGCAGTCTTAGGTTCAGTAAAGAAATCGTATCCTTTTTTTACACCAGCAAAAGCAAAAGGAACTGCTGCAGAAATACCCGCAGTAAGTAAACCGTTCTTAGCTTTTTCTTCTTCAGTCTGGCCTTCGTAGCCTATTACAAGGCCTTCTGCCCCAGCAAAACCAGAGGCCGCTACCGGAGTTGGTACTTTAGAAAGAAGCTCTGCAACTCGACCACTCTGCTGTCTACCTAACTGGGCCGCAAGTAAAGCGGCTTCATCAGAAACTTGAGCAACACCCCGACCTAATGTAGAAGCTATTTGTTCTTGAGTTTTTCTCGCTAAATCTCCTTGCCTAAGACGAGATCCTTGAGATATTAACTGCCCACTCTTTATTGACACAGGAGACAAAATATTACCAGCAATGTTAGCTGTTGCGGATAATATAGGACTTTCTTCAGCAAATCTTGCGGATTTAGCTTCTTCTTCAGTTAAAATCTGTTTTCTTAATTCTGACACAGAAACGTCCTTAAACGCTTCCGGTTCTAGTATTTTAACAACAGCGGCTGAAATGTAGCTAGATATTTCTTCACCCTTGTTTAACCACATACCGTCAATAAAAGCGCGAGCAGTCATAAACAAATCATCAGCCGTAATAGAATTAGAATCAACTTTTTCTACGTAAGACTGAAGATGTTCTGCCGTGTATTGCTCTTGACGCTCTACTGGATCCATAGCGTCTACAGCATAAGGATTAGAAAAACCTACTCCAGAACCTAAAGAAGCATACGGGTTATCTTCTGATATTTCTTCGCCTGTGAATACACTTTTAGCCATGTTATTACCCTTAGCGGTAGAATTTAGGAACAAACCCCAAAACCTCTGAGACTTGCTTAATTATGTCCTGTTCAATTTTAATAGCTTCAGCTTCGGTTTCGGCCTGTGCTGTTTTAATTTCAATGTCTCTTAGAGCCATCTGCATTATCATACCGTACTGTTGTTTTTTAGTCTCAAAACCAACCATAGTGGCGTCTAAGCCTTGGTCAATTTGAGACTGTAGATGTCTATCAGATACTAAGGCCATATCACTAGATGCCGCAAGAATCCGTTCTTCGGCTTGCAAGTACGCCATAATTTCTTCTGTACTAGCATTTGCTTCAGGGAATCCTTTAGAAAAGATTTCAATATCGGCATCAGAAGCCACACCGGGAGGAAGCCCGTTAATGATGTCTGTGTTCCTTGTGCGTAAAAACAGAGTTTTATCTTCTTCTTCTGCGTCCCTTAATCCAGCTAGGTTCAATGCCGATGTTCTCAGGTCACTTATAACACCTGTGCTTTTTGCAGTACCTGACGCAAGGCTCACCTGTAAAGCCCTGTTCCTAGAAAGAGACACTGATGCCTTTGTAGACTCCTCTGATATCTTGTTATTTCTTTCTTCAGCTTTAGGGCTTACGCTGCCCCTAGCTTCGGAATCAGACACAGGCACTAGAGCAGAATAATTAATAGACCCGTTCGGTTTTATAGCGTCTTGAATAGACTGAGGAGTATACTTTCCTGTTTTTGCTAATTCAAAGGCTTCATTCTTTTCTTGCCTTGTTTCGTCTTTAAAGGGAACAGTCTCTTGTAAAACCAGTGATCCGGTTTCATCTCGCGTAAAAAACTGAGTTCCCGGTGTTCCTTGAATGATTTCAGGCTCTTCTCCTTTTCGCATATCAACACCCGCTTTGTACGCTGACATAATATCTGCTTGCGTACCGCCCTGTGTGATAACAGAGCGCACACCTTCCTGAAGCTGTTCTAAAGGTACGCCACGAGCAGCAGCCTGTGTAATTGCCGTCAGACCGCCTTGTATGCCTCGTTGTTGCCCTGCGGTTTCCTTAGCAGTCGCTTGCTTCGCCGCCTCAAAGAACACCCTAGACAGCGCATCGTTGCCTTCCGTAGCGTACTTCTGACCCAGAGCGTTCAACTGGGCAGGGTCGTTAGCGTACTGCTGGAGAAGCTGTTGTGCTTCTCGTGAAGACCTACGCTCAGAAAAACCTCTGCCAACGTCAGTCAACATTCCACCGATGTTTTGACCAAACTGCTCTGTGGCTCTTCCTATTTGTTGTCCTATGTTAGTTCCTGCTGTAGCTAGGACGTTTGCGTTTATAGCCATTGTTGTTGTCCTCTGTTAATCAATAAAACCAGTGATGATGTCAGTAACTCCACCCAACAACGAGCTACCTAGGCCCATAGCGCCACTAAACATACCACCGTACAAGCTGGCGAGTCCTGCGCGTCTAGCGAGTTCTGCGTTGATGTTAGCCATCTGAGTTTCTAATCCAAACTCACCTTGCTGCCTACGCGCTACGTCAGACATAGACGCAATGTTTAACGCAGGTGATAGCGCTGACAAGAGTGCTGCCTGAGGTGCGTACCCTGCTTGAAGCGCTTGTATTCCCATCTGTTGTTCAGCAGATTGCAACGCTTGACCGCCAGAAATAAGTCCTTGACCTCCAGTAAGCATCTGTAGCATTTGCTGTTGTCTAGCGGTATCAAGAGCTTCTCTCTGGGCCGCTAAACTAGAACCTAAGTTAGCGTACTGTTGTCCTAAGCCAGCCTGTTGCGCTTGCAAAGCTCCACCTAGTGTTGCTTGTTGACCAAACATACCACCTAGAGTCTGCGCCGTACCCAGAGCTTGCTGACGTTCTGCCTGTGCTTGCTGAATAGCCGATAGTGCTGCTCTGTTCTGTGCTTCTTCTTGTGCTTGAGCCATCGCAAGCTGCTCAGGAGTACCACCAAACATGGCTGTACGTACACCTAAGCGTCCCTGTTGAGCCAGACGCTCTTCCAGAGCTAGTCTCTGTCGTTCTTCCTCAGGACGCTGTGTGGCTCTGATGCGTTCAAATACGGAAGCCTCACGAGCGGCTGTAGGCGTAAGAACATCCATAGCCGCTTGACTTGCTAAACCGCCATATTGCTGCCGTAAAGCCTGAATGTCTGCTGGTTGTTGTGCCGCAGCGCCCATGAACTGACCACCTAGGCCAAACGCTTGTTGTGCTGCTTGCTGTTGCTGAGATAAACCGTAAGGCGAAGTGCCTATCATCCCTCGACCTAAGTCAATGAGGTCTGCACCAGCAAACTGTGACTGAAGCGTTCCTATAGGCTCTCCTCCAATACGGTACTGAGCTTCACGCATCAGCGCGTCTTGTAGCGCCTGTTGTTGACCACTCAGCGCATACGTTGTCCCAGATGGCCCTCCAGTTACTGAGCCTATGCCACCAGACGTAACCGTAAAAGGCTGAAACGTAACGTCAGGTGCTGTTGCTTGTGGAACATCACCAAAAGCCTTTGTTACTTCTTCTGGAAGTTCATCGTATAAACCACTAGCAATATCGCTAATGAAGCCACCAAAAAGATTTCCAATAGCCATTAGTAAGTCCCTCCGTCAATCGTGCCTGTAGACAGAGTACCCGTAAACGTCAACGCAGGAATCGTTACAGTGCCAGTGAATGTAGGAGAAGCTGTGTCTGCTTTGGTTGCAACCGCTGTTGATATAGCGTTGAACTCAGTGTCAAACTCGCTACCACGAATAACCTTACCACTATCTCCAGAAGGTAAACTGTCCTTAGCAGTAAAGTTTGTTGTTTTTGTATAGTTACTCATACTGTTTTACCCATTAGTGCTAATACGTTAATTTCTTGGAGGGATAAAGCAGACCCGTTAATGTCAGCTTCTAGTCCTATCGTAATAATACTTCCGTTACCTGTTGCTTGAACAGAGTTTCTAGTCGTAAGTTCACCACCAGTAAACTCACCGATAGCAAACTCGTCAACACCGTAGTACGCAGGTACTTGGTTTCCTACAGTAAATTCGTAGGTTTTAAAGTCCGTAGCTAGATCGTAAGACCACTTCATAAACACTGTTGCGCCTGTAGCACCAACCAGAGTAGGTCTTAGTTTCTTTAGCAACTTTGTTTTAGCAGGATCACCAAACGTCAACCCCGGACTGTAGTACCTAAAGCGGTACGCCGTTGTGTTATCTAAGTAACCTGAGTACGTCCCTATCCCGTCGCTTGTTCCTATGTACACTGTACCGTCAGTTTTAACTTCAAACGACTTGTGTGGAATAGAAGTCCACCGTGTAACTCTGTACGCTCCGTTCTCAAGTTTACCCTTTAAGTCAAAGCAGTACGCAGTAAGTTGATCTGGAAACACAATGATGTAAAAGGAGTTCTCAGGGCTGTACACAGATGCTGTAGGTAACGTCCTGCTGCTAATCAAACTAATGATCTCAGTCTTTACGTTTAAACTCAGGTCAGACAGAGGCAGTGACTTCTCTTGGATAGTACGGCCTAAGCTCCTGAGTCCAGAAGGAGACATAAACAAAACGTCTGTGCCAATGTGTTGAACAGAGTTTCTACAGATGCACCCAACGCCAGCTACTGTGTCAACCAGAGCCATACTAGCTGGACTAGACGCTCCTCCGTACACAAGTATGCTGTGCTTACCAAAAATAATCAGGGTGTTGTTGTGTGCTGCCAACGCCCGTACTTCGTCGTACCCATCAGGCCAAGCCTTAGATACATCTATAGAACCACTGGAACCACCAGTAAAGTCTGTGCCTATCAACAGGTCAGACCAGTAAATAGTTTGTGTGTCTGTTGCGTTGTCTACGATCCACAGTCTACCGTAAGCTGCCAGAGCCTCGTGACACTTCAGAGTAGCCGCAGTAGCTGTACCGTTAGCTACAGTAAATGTACGAAGACCTGTAGCGTTGTCGTACACCAGCGGGTCGTACCCACGCTGAAAAAAGTAAGCCTTATCGTTAAAGTTTACAATCTTCCAGTTGTTAGCAGTAATAGTGTACGAGCCGGGAGTAACATCAGTCAGGGTGGTTGTCCCTGTCATTATCTTGTTGTTACCCGCAGTAAACACTACTTCGTTACCTGCGTCATCGTAGAAGTAGTGGATCTTGTGTACGTAGTCAGTACCTAGTTCAGTCTTGTCAGTAGTAACAACGTCGATACCCTTACGTGCAGCAATACGTCCACGCTTGTCAATCACAGCGTTATCTGCAACGTCAGCGTAAGACGGATCTTGAGCTAACGGTGAATCTTCTGTGTTGACACCCTTAAACGCAGGAGCAACTAGGTTGATGCTTTGTAGTGGCTGTGCCATACGTCAGGCTCCTACGGAGTATACCAAATGGTTTCTTCAGGGTGCTTCTGTGCGTCCATAGCAATAGCGTCAGACAAAAACTTATCAGCAATACCAAAGTACTCAGGTGCTGATGTACCGCCTGTCTCGCCACGCTCACGAGCTAACAGAGCTACTGCCGCGTGTATCACAGGTTGACTAGGAATAATTAGTTCATCTGTGTCAGAGCTTAACTCAGGGTTCCTAAGCGTACAGTTAAATCTCAAGCTGTACACACCGTCAGGCTTAGGATAAATATCTACCTGAGTGTCACCACTAGAGTCAACACCGTTGTACGTGTAGTACTCAGGTGCGCCACTAGGAGGTGATTGGTTCAAGTACTTATCGTTAAACCAGTGTTGAGTCTGGTACTGCATAAAGATGTTTGAGGTATCGTTGATTACGTCTAGTACCTTGATCTTGTTCTGTGATCCAGTGAGTACGTAGTTAAAAATACCAGAAGACGTAGTTACCGTCAGAGTAGTCCTAAGTGCTGACCAATCCCAAGCGTCTTCTACCATCTTCTTAGCGTCGTTAACAAAGTCACCCACCATCTTACTGTAGGTGTTGTCAGTGACGCTGGATACTTCGTCTTCACGTAGGCGTCTCAGTACGTTGTTTACCAAGTTTAAATATGTCATGCTCTACCGCCTCCAGTGCCAGTAAAGAGTCCTGCTAAATAATCTGTAATTGGAAACTGTCTACCAGCTAAAAGCGCAGGGTCGCCTTCTATACCCATAGAAATTTCTGGAGCTTCTGCGGTAAAGCCGCCTCCACCGCCACCTCCGCCGCCTCCGCCACCACCACCGCCTCCGGTGTCAGTCGGAGGAGGAGTAACAACAGTAACAGGGCACTTACCGTCTTCGTAACTATCTACCGGAGTTCCGTCTTCACAAATTTCGCAACCACTTTCAACAGTTGCTCCGTTGTCACAGACTTCATCGCCTCCACCGCCTCCACCTGTGCCGCAAGTTGCGTCGTACTCAGCACTGTAGGCGTCCCACTTTGCTTTGTATGCGTAGTCAAAGGACGGAGTGTAACCTATCTTTGGTTCGTCACAGTTTACAACTAAGTCAGTAGACCCTGTTTTACATTCATCAGGATTTTCTGCGGCGTACACTGGATCGTCACACGGGTTTGTTGCTGATCCGCAAGCTGCTCCTTTGTCTACAAAAGTACCATCAGGACACTTCTTTTTGTTACACTTATCTGCGTTTTCGTCTGTTATCTCTGCACACTCTAGCGGGTCTGTACCACCGCCCCCGTCATCACCGCCAGTTACTAATGTTGATCCTTTAGAAGGATTACAAGGATCGTATGTGTACTGGTTGCCTCCAAACGTGTAGCTTCCGTTTTTCTCTAAATCGTAAAACTCGTACTGAGGAGGTTTATCAGCTAGTTCAGTATCGTCACCACATAAGTCTCCTTGTGGTGGTGGAGCAGCCTCTTTGCACTCTAATTCAGCGTCTATAAATACATCTCCGCATTTCTTTTTACCGCAGAGTTCTGCAATATCTTCTGTTATTTCACCTGTGCAGTCTGGCCCTTCAGGGCCGTCACAAGACCCATCAATATCTTCTTCTACCCCCGGATTTCCTGTGTCTGGCCCACAAATACATTTACCAGTGCTAGGATCTTTTCTACCTTCGGTGCATCCGTCGATACCTTGTTCTTCACAAACCTCACTCTTTTTAATAAAGGTGTCACCGCACTTTTTGTAACCACATTCTTCTGCGTTTATTTCGTCTATTTCTTTACACTTCTCATCTACACCCGTAATAGGAATTATAGTGTTTAGTACTTCTTCTTCTATTTGTCCCCAGACCCAAGCAGCCGCGTAAACACCAAAGATTCCCTTAAGCCAATCAATAATTTTACTGGGGTCAGTATCCTTTACGCCGCCAAAAATCTCTTCTATTTTTTTAAGGATTGCGTCTTTCCAGCCCTCTAGTGTTCCTGCTGGATCTTCCATAAAATCACCGATGTCTTTTCCGATGCCTTTTACGAAGTCTTCGAAATCACGGTACGTTCCGATGTCTTGCATCCCCGGAATACTTGGGAATCCCGGTATGCCTATTAAGACATTAAAGTTTACACAGTCTTTCCAGCAGTACGTTCCTTTATCTGGGTCTGCAACGCTACAGTCTTTTAAGTCTTGACATTTCTCAGGAATACCTGCATCTAAAATCTTGTCGCCTATTTTTTTAATGCACTCTAGCGGGTTACCAACACAGTCAGTTATTACGTCTTTAAAATCTTCGTAGATTCCTTTAGCAGTGTTAGCTACGTCTTCGCCAACTTCGTTTACGTAGTCTTGGAAAGACTTTTCTACACACGCAGGTTCGTTAGCGTTGGCGGGATCATCACAAAAACCTACGCACTCTGGACGATCTTTGTTTTCTGGTAAATTACAGTCAGGCACAGCACCAACGTCAGGACACTCAGTATCTGGGTCTGCCCAAATTCCTCCCCCGCAGTCAGTGTAGAAAGAAGTTATCCCGTCTTCTATATATACTAGGTTTCCATTTTCATCAACTTTAAAACCACACTCTTCTGCGTTTTCTTGAGTAACAACTGTGCAGTCTGGTTTTTCTCCGTCAGCATTTTTGTCACCTGAGCCGTCGTCCAGAGCAACACAGTCACCGTTAGCGTCTCTTTTGCCCTCTACTAAAACTCCGTCAACCGTAGCGTTACATTTAACACCTTTTGTGAAGTCAGTCTCACAATCCCCATTGTCAGATATTATTCCACCTTCACCTTGAGCAGTTCGGCAGGACTGTCCGGGCTGGAGGTGTTCCGGTAGAGCAGTACAGTTACCGTCAGCGTCGTACTCACCTAGGGGGTTGTTAGGGTCTGCTGTCGAGGTACACGGCTGACCAGCGCTTGGCCTTACGTCCCACCAGCCTCCTCCCTTGTAACCAAGATCACCAAGTATGTAACCAATGTTAACGCTTCCACGGTTTTTACAATCTTCATCGTCGGGAAAGGTTACTGGTAGTTCGTGGCAGTACTTTACTCCACCAAATTCTTTTCCTCTATTTTCCGGGTACTTTAGCCATTCAGAATATGTGCTTGTTTTATGTAGGCTGTTTTCAACTCCCGCTATCTCAGAATCAGAGTAACCGTTGCGCCTTAAGATTTCTGCTATTTCGTCCCAAGTTCTAGGCGCTTGGGACTCCTGCGTAACAAAGTCGTTGTACTGGCCCATCCAAGTTTCGTTACTGGACAGAACACCGGGATCAAAGTTCTGGAGATCACGCAGGGTTGCCTCACCGTTTTCGTAGGCTTCCTTTAGTTCGTTCCACTCTTTTATTTTTGCTAGGGCAGGATTAGGTTGCTCTTCGCCGCCACCATAACTGGTAGTAGGCGTCTTAAAGGTTTTGTCACCTACGCCAGTTAATAGAGGAGGAATAGGAGAAATAGCCTCTGGGCCAACCTCCTCAAACTCATCTGACATTGGTCTTCTAGCCATAACTTACTTACCGCCCTTAAGTTGCATCAGCTTGTCAGCACCACGTATGCCAAAGCTGGCTGTGACTGCAACGTACAAAAGATATTGATACCACTCAGGTAACCTGTCTAGCTCTGCAAAGGCCATACCTACGCGACCAATGATATCAAGATCGTTCATACCTACGCCCCACATAATTGCTATTACAGGCGCACTCAGGACTACTGTGAACCACTCGTCTTTCCACGAGGACGCACTAGCCTGTGCCATGTGTTGTTCCCACGTAGCAGTGTTCTGTATAACCTGCATTGTGGCTTGGTGTTTTGCTTGTGACTGCTCGTGGCGATTACTAAGCCAAGTCTTAGCGAGTCCAGCAATAGGACTAATGAGTGCTTGCCACACCTACGACTTACTCCTGTTACGCCAGCCTTGCACTGTGTCTGTTTCCCAGATACGTATACCTGTCCACACCAGTGTAAACAACGCAGCCAAGGAAGGCAGTACGCCAGCCAAAGCACCAACACCTGTTGCTACGGAAACCGTATCCATTACCTCTTTCATTCCTTGATCCGCCATCCTCATGCACCCTTAATAATTGCTACTGTACCGTAGATGATCCCGGCTGTTACAGCAGCGGCGATAGACAACAAGATACCATCTAGTAACATACGTTGCCTCTTGCGTTGTTTGTAGATTACCTCTTCCCTCTGTGCTTTAATCTTACGTCTGAGCATTATCATCTCTTGGTAAGTCTCAACACCGTAAGACCAAACAATCAGTTCTCGTATTTGTTTCTCTTGTTCCTCTAGTTTCTTTTTGGCGATGACACTGTTGAGTGCTTGTTGTTCTACAGTTTCTCCGTCGAATAACTTCTTGAAGACACCGGGGCTTTCAGCTTCTTTCTCTGCTTGTCTTATGTCAGCAGCAAAGGAATACCACTGCCCCAGCTTTTGAGCCACAGCCTCAATTTCAGCACCTCTGTTTACTAGCGTCTGTATACCTTTGAAGGTCGTAGACGCCATAGCAATAAGTGATAGAGGATCCATCCATTAGTTTACCAAGAAACGCCAGTGCCAGACGTAGGCGTAACAAGCTCTGCAATCTGTGCATCAATAGCCGCTTCAATAGAGGACACTTGCTCGTCACCCAGAGCCGCTTTAGCCCAGCCAACAGCCGTTGTTTCGGTGATGT